CTAAGGGGACGATGATATCGTCACCAAAGACGCGGACCTCCTGTGAGACCGACTCAATGTTTCTACTAGTTACCTTCATCTGCCTCGAATAGAGAACAGATGAAATGGCTAGTATAGCAAAGACATAGGTTTGAACAGGGAAGGTTACAGCTGAACCCATGCAAGAAAACTTCCTAAGCATGATATACTTAGGGGATTTCTTATCGATAGCATTCATTAGCCATCGAGTCCTAGAGGAATGGAACGCTTCGAGGAGTGATGAACTCTTTCGAAAAATGCGTTCAATAACCCAGCAGGACAACCGGTCTGATGCAGACGATAAATCTATCGTCGCATGAGACTGATCATGGGAAGCACGTCGAGCAAATTCCTGATTCTCACGCTGGTCACGAAAGTGAATAGCGGAAGAGATAGGGGTATCTGCTAGACGTCGGGAAAGAAAATCCTTGATAATCTGCTGGCACCATTGATGCGCAACGGGTTCTGAGGCTATCAACCTCGGGCCCTTGAGCGTCTTTGGAACAGAGATCAGCTTGGACGGAAACTCACCCTCTCCGTAGAGGAGGTGAGAATCCTTCCCGTTGAGGAAGTCAGCCCAGTTAGCGAGATTGGAAAAACCAAACTCGCTCATAGGGAAGACTCGCTCAAGCTTAGCAGGCCAGCTCGGAAAGTCATACTTAAACTGCGTATGACGCTGATCTGCTACAGCACCTGGTCCATGCTTGGCTCGCCACTCGGAAGGTTCGAATCTTCCGATACTGGCGGTGACGACGTCTGCAACCTCTTGGGCGCAGGCGAAGACTCCGTCAGGTAAAGGGGCGAGGGACTCCTCAACATCGGAATAGCCAGCATGGCTAAGCCCGAAAAGAGGAGCAGCACCGTCATTACAACCATCGCTAAGATGGCGATGTGGGTAATGTTCGATGCCGAGCTCGTCGAGTTCCCAACTAAGGGTAGCTCGACGAACTTTCCGGTCGATTTCAAAGAACTCATGTACTTGTTTCCACGTACGTGAGTCGCTGCACTGTACCTTTACCTTCTTAGCTGCATAATACAGCTGGCGAAGATATCGGATACAGTCAACGTCTGAATCGACCCTAAGCACTCCATTATCGTTGAAAACTCTTCGAAGTAGCCCCTTGAAAAGTCTTGGGATTACTACGCCTTTCTTGTATGGCCGTTGACCGGCAATACCAGAAACGGTTAGGAGCTCAAGGGATAGACACCTGTCAAAGTGTTTTCCCATGTCCGGAAGGTCAATCATAAAGAATGACAACCCTCTGGATTCAACGAGTGAGAGCAAGCGAGAAGCATCCCGCTCACAATCAACACGGAGAGAGGGGAAACGCTCAGCGATGTCACTTAACATCGCCGAGTATAGTCCCTGTAGATACAGAGCGTAGCTTTGCATACACAGCTCCTTCAGTTAGGGGTTGATCTATCTACGGCTACGTTCACCCATCTCCTAGGAAAGGAG